CCAAATTGCCGTCTTTATGGGCGTCAGCAATATTGGCTATTTCTTCAAAACCAAGGTGTCGGTCTAATTTCAGGGCTTTTTCATTATTCCCAGGAACTGCACCAATTATAACCTTTAGTTTCAATTTATTAAAAGGGTAGTCAAACGCAACTTTGAGAAAATCCTTTGTCATCCAATGACTTCCAGAGCTTGCAATGTGCATCTGGCAGGATTTACCTTCAAAATTACAAAATACAACTACCGCCCTTAATTCGTTACTTAATACATTACCTATACATTGACTATCGTATGGAAGTGGAATATTTAAGATTTTGGATGCCCAAGACTTTAATTGGTCTTGTGGTTCAACAATAATCATTAAATAACAGAACCTTTCTCCATAACATAGTCGGTAGAAAGCCAATGTACATCAATTCCTGCTGAAACCATATTCAAGTTAAGACCACCTGCGTAGCCTAAACCTGTTACTCCTTGCCAGTTTCTTGAAATAACCAAATTACCAGCCCATACATCGGCATCCCATTTGGCTACATCCCATACGGCTGTAGTAGTTGGATTTGTTTCAAAAGATACTTTGCCAAGGTTGTTTTGAGTCTGAAAGTCGGTATTGATACCGCAATAAATACCAGGCGCTCCAACATCCACTAAGAATGTAGGGCGAACCAATGTAAAACGCTTTTGTTGACCTGGGGTGTCAAAATAGCTATAGGCTTGTTGACAAGTAGCAGATATTTGAGCGCCATTATCTGCGTTAGTATCAAAAAACTTACCTACAAAGCCATTGCCACCAAAATACAAATCATCACCACTTAATTCAAAGCATTTGGCATTAATGCCTGTAAAGTTAGCCCAAGCCTTAGAAATAGTGTGCATAACATATTGCTCTGCACCATTTGGGTTAGGAATGTTAATAATCAACATATTAGGCTTGGCAAAATAAATAGCTTGCCAACCAAACTCAGTAGAATATGTATCTGCTGCTAAAGAAATTGCAAAGAAAATCTTATCGGTAAGGTTAACCCTAGGGTCTAAACGGCTAGACTGCAATGCAGAAGCCAATGGTACTAGACCATCTTGGGTAAGCAATAGGATGTCACCAGCAAATTTGTAGAAACATCTACGGCTAAATACATAACCTAATTGCCATACACCTTTAAGTTCCCATGTGGCTGGTGTATCAGGGTCTGTACCGTTATAGACAATAATCTCGCCCATGTTGGTAATAAATACTGCGTAATCATCAGCGCCTTGACCAGCATCAAGAGTCCATGTAGCCATTGCTTGCAAGAAGCCACCATTACGAGCAATACCGCCAAAATCAAGAGAAGAAGCTGTGCCAGCAATTTGATTAACAGGCAAATACCATACTTTTAAACTGTCTTTTTCGGTAAAGAATAAGCGGTTTTTAAATAAGTTTACTTGTATAAACTTGTTGCTGTTTACGCCTGTAATTGCATACAAAACAGTATAAGTGCCTACTGTTGTGGCATTAGCGCCAGGGTTACTAGCCATTGTGTAAGTAAAGGTATTAGCACCTGTTACTGTAATGGTATATGTGCCGTTATATGCGGCAGGACTTGCGCCAGCAATAGTTACTTTGTTGCCAGTTAATAAACCATGAGCAATAGCGGTAGTTAATGTAGCTGTTGTAGTTACATAGGTAATTGAACTAATAGTCTGCGCTGTACTTGTTGGGGCAATACTAAACCAGCTAGTACCGTCATAAACCATAGTAGCGTCTGTACCATTACAAGCAACCAAAAAGTGACCACCACCTGTACTGATATTAATATGCTGAAGTTTGTCGTTAGTAATAGGGTAAACAACAGTAGCAGTAGCCGTATCAGCGTTATAAATGCTTGTCCCTGCGGCAGCAAATAGCTTTTGACTACTTGGGCCAGCATAGTTCATTAAACTGTTTACAAAACCAGTAATACCAATAGAGCGCTTGGAATACCCTTTTCTTAGCACTACATCAGTAGGTGTAGGGTATAAATTGGTCAATGTAACCGCATCAGTAGGAGGCATTGATGATACAGAATCCCTAGCGTTCCAACCACCAATAGGAGATGTAATGGAAGTAGTAAGGGCGGTTTGTGGTTTAACTACCGCCATAATTAAGACCCATACCCTGTATCTGGAATGTTAGCGTAACCAATAAGCACCTTGCTTGGGTAAGGAGCAAATGATAGATTTGGAGAGCCTTTATCGTTAGCTTTGGCAACGGATAAATAGCGGTTGTAATCGGCTGTCAATGCAGAAGTGTCAAAAGACTTAATTTGGAAATATTTGAGCTTGGTAGACAAAACCATAATACGGTCATCTAAGACGGTAGTATCAGTATCAGCGGTAAAGCTATTCTTAATAGCACCAGTAGCGCTTCTTGCCCAACCTTTAGAACGATATTCCCACCCTAAATACTCGTTGGTATTCATTGGAGGCCATATTTGGAATTGATTATCCAATATGCGCCAACGGATTCTAGGGCCAGTTGAGATATAACCAGACTTTAGCCATTGCCATTGTTGGGCATCTTCAGGCCCCAACATTTCCCAACGCTTTGTCTTGTCCCATTGAGTACGGTCAGTAATTGTTTCAAAGTCATTAGGAAGGTCATAAGCAGTTTGGGCTAATACAATCGAGCCTGTGCCTGTACCATTAGCCATTTGGCTCATTACAATCTGTTTTGTAGTGTTATTGGCAGACACAACATAAGTGTCTTGGTTAATGTTAAAACCAGTAATTTGCCATTGTGTTGTAACGCCACTAATATCTGTGCCGCTATCAACCGTCAATGTAGTAGAACCATTGACTGTCGTAGCGTTTGTTGTAATAGCTTGAGTGTAAAAACGATACTGAACTTGTAGAGCTTGCCAATCGTACTCTTTTAACAACTCGTAACCAGAACCATTCATTAGCGCTAAAATCTGCTGTACATCTTGGTTAGGATTTCCGGCTACGGAAACTGGTACGGCTAAGTTAAGTTCACTTGCGGTTTGCTGCACAAGTTGTAGCATCGTTAATGACATATTAAGCCCTTGGTTCTACTTTGGTTTTGCGTGGTTTTTTAGTTCCAACAGCGGCAAGTAGAGCCGTCATCTGAGATTGCATCTCAGCCAGCTTTGCGTCTGTTTCAGCCTTGATTTTAGCATTTTCCTCACGCAGTTGTGTAATCTCCTCCTCACGCTTAGAAATATCGGCAGATTCTGACGCTAAATTTAAGAATGTTTTGGCTCTTTCACGGAAGTTATGAGGACTCATTCCTGCAATCATGCCAATCTTTTGTAGTTGTTGGTCAGAAGCATGGGCAATAGACTCTACGGTATGGAACTTAATTCCTTTTAATTCTTCAGCTTGAGAAACGCTAATTTGTGGCCATTCTGTAATAGGAGTGCCACTAAAGCCAATTTCAGAACCTTGGCGGTTCATATAATTAGCCCATTGAATAGGAAACCGAGTTTTATGACCTTCTGACACATAAGTATCAATTTCAGTCAAAGCATCGCCTGGGACTAGGATTTTAATAAAGTCAAACTCTTGAAATATCGGTCTGCCCTGTGCAATAGACTCATTTTCGAGCTTTACAGGTCTTTTATAGAACTTAACTGCTAATCGTGAATCAGGGTTAGAAATATCGCTTTCAATCGCCATTTTTAATGCTCCTAAGGAATTAGGGTTAATAAAAAAGAAAAGGGACTCCCCTTGTGAGGAAGTCCCAGATTACTACAATTTACAACTTAAACTGATGTAGCTGCAAACCACGCAAATTCACCAGCTGCTACAGAAGTAGCTGTTGGGCCTGCATAAGTACCAGCAGTACCAGTAGTTACAACAAAAGTGCTTGCGTTAACGATACAGGTAGTTGCAGAAGCAGCAATAGCTACTCCAGCTTTACCAAATACATAACGCTTACCGTCTGAACCAAAGGTCTGTGTTCCCAATGGGCCAAAGTTAGGAATTGCAATATCAGTTGCAACTTCTGTGTAAGCAAAAGAAATTGGAGTTGTAGTATTTAAATTAACACCAGAGATAGGTAGTAATGAGTATGCCATGATAATTTATCCTTTCTAATCAATGGTTTAGGCTGCAACTGTCAAAACACCCTGGAGGAATGAGTTACTTGTTGTCAAGTTACCAGCCCAGCCATAGAGTTTAACGATTGCGTCTTGGTTAATAGCTTGACGCTCGCCACCGATAGGAACGAAATTACGCTCTTTGTGTGGGCGGAAGAAGATGTAGTTAGTGTTCAAGAAGAACATAGTGTTTGAAGGAGCTTGTGCGCCATAACCACCACCTAATACCACATCAGCAGAAGTACCACCACCGTAGAACTTCAATGAAGCAAAACCAGCAGCGCCTGATTCCTCAGAAGCGATACGCTGGATAGCTTGTAATGAAGCTACATAAGCGGCATACATATTGTTGTCAGCAACAATAAGGTCAGCCTTGTCAGTACCACGAACCTGTTTGATTGCCAAAGCAGTCATATTTGCCAACAAAGTTGATGAACCAGGAGTAATAACTACGCTACCAACCTTTTGGTTCTGCCAGAATTCCCAATTAGCACGGTTAATACCACCGTATGTGCCAGTTGTAGGAGTTGTTGAAACAGCAGCAGCCAAACCATCCAAGTTCTTACCACCGTTACCAGTACCGTCAAGATACAAGTCACCAGAGATACGGTTTAACAAACGAGCTTCAGAAACTTGCATACGACCATCTAAAAGGTCAATGATTGCTTCTTTAGAACTGTTTTGTAGCATTTCCAAGCCAGACATAGTTACAGCGTCTGCGTACTGAGCAATTTTATATTGCGCTGCAGAAATTGGGCTATCTGGAGAAATATTTAATACTTCATATCCGCTATAAGAGTTAGCGTTGTTAGTATTTGGGTCGTTGTACATGATTTCTTCCAAAATCACATTACCACCTGAGAATGGGCGTACATTGCCCTTCTGATTTAAACGCTGAAGAATTGCGTTGTTTTGTGTTAAGTTGTCTGCCAATTCACCGCTACGACTTTGAATGGTTGTAGCGATAATATCGGTGATTGCTGAGTTAGCAAATGCCATGATATTTTCCTTTAAAAATTGTCCAAAATTAGACTAAGTTAAACCCTAGAGCTTCCATTGGCTTCCATTTGTTCTGCCAATAAAGCCCTTCTATCCTTTTTATCTGCGTTATTAGCAACTTGTCCATTAGGAGTAACGGAACGAGGACTAACAGCAGCAGCCTTAGCTTTAGCTACCTGTTGCGACTTTGAGGCTTGTTGCTTTGCGGTAGAGATGAGTTTCTCTTGCTCAAGCGACCATGCTTCATCGTTAATGCGAACAGCTATCTTATAAGCCGATTCAAGGTCTTGGGCCTTCCCTAGCTCAAGTAGTTGAGCCATTTCTTCCCTAACCAATTCAAAATGCGGTGCTTTACCACCACTTTTAAAACTTTCAATCTCACCCATTAGCCTTTGATTTTCTTCTTGGGCAAATCTACCTTTGATGGTCGAAACCTCTTGGTTGACTCTTGCAAGCTGACTCATTAACTGTTGAGCGTAAGGGTCAAGCTGTTGTGCCTGACCATTATTGTTTAATTGTATACCATAATCTGCCGCAAGTTTATGAAACAATTGAACTTTTTGCTCATATGGTGCTTTTGATAACACCATGTGCGCCCGACCTAAATTGTTAATCCACGCAGCAGGGTTAATTCCTTGCTGCTCTAACTCAGGTACAAATGGGGTAATAGCCTCTTTTAAAGAGCGAGCTTCATCAGCTTCAGCCTTATAAGTGCTTACACCTCTTTGGTATTCAGCTTCACGCTGATTGGCATATAAGGCAAATTGAACAAAGTCATCCTTATTAATTTGCTCGCCTTTTTCCATTTTGTCCCAGATTTCTTTGTATTCCTTCTTCCAGGTAGTAGGGCGCTTATAAGTTACTTGTTCCTCTGTATCCTCTTGTTGCGTTGCAACATTAAGTTCATCATTTTCACTTTCTTGTTGTTCTTCTTGCTTAGTAAATTGCCCTTTCTCATTTCGAGCTTTCTCTTGAGCAGATTCTTCGGAAATATCATCTTCAACGACTTCAATTTCTTTCTCCTCTGGTGCTTCCAAAGAACCTTCTTCAGCTTGTTCCATTGCTGCTTCTATTAA